AATTTGCATCAGTTTTCGATGATCCCTAAAGCGGATATACCGCGGTCATCATTTAATATTCAGAAGACTCACAAGACTACATTCGATGCAGGTTTTTTGGTGCCTGTGTATGTGGATGAGGTGCTTCCTGGAGATACGTTTAATCTCAAGATGACTGCATTTGCTCGTTTGGCTACGCCTATTTATCCAGTAATGGATAACTTGCATTTGGATACTTTTTTCTTTTTTGTTCCTAATCGTCTAATTTGGAACAATTGGGAGAAGTTTATGGGACAGCAGACGAATCCAGGCGATTCGATTAGCTATCTTGTCCCTCAGCAGGTTTCACCTGCTGGTGGTTACGTAGTGGGGTCTTTGCAGGATTACATGGGTCTCCCCACCGTTGGGCAAGTTGGTGCCAGTAATACTGTCTCTCACTGCGCTTTTTTTACTCGTGCGTATAATTTGATTTGGAATGATTGGTTCAGGGATGAGAATCTTCAGAATTCTGTCACTGTGGATCTTGGTGATGGTCCAGATACTGTCGCTAATTACACTTTGTTGCGTCGTGGTAAGCGTCACGATTATTTCACGTCTAGTCTACCTTGGCCTCAGAAGGGTTCTTCGGTCACGTTGCCTTTAGGTACTACTGCGCCCGTTAAGAGTGCTTCTAATCTTGCAGGTACTGGTTATTTTGTTACTGACACAGGTGCCAATACTCAGTTGCTTGCTCGTACAGCTGCTGGTGTTAATGTTGCTGGTTCGGAGTTTTTTTGCGGATTTGTCGGCTGCGACTGCAGCGACTATTAATCAGTTGCGTCAAAGTTTTCAGATTCAGAAATTACTTGAAAGGGATGCTCGTGGAGGTACGCGTTATACTGAGATTGTGCGTTCGCACTTTGGTGTTATCTCTCCGGATGCTCGTTTGCAGCGTCCTGAGTATCTTGGTGGTGGTTCTGCTCCTATTAGCATTAATCCCATTGCTCAGACGTCAGGCTCTAACGCTAGTGGCACGACTACTCCGTTGGGTAACTTGGCAGCTATGGGAACCGGACTTGCACATGGCCATGGCTTCACTCAGTCCTTTACTGAACACGGCGTCATACTTGGATTAGTTTCTGTTCGTGCTGATTTGACGTATCAGCAAGGCCTTCGTAAGATGTGGTCGCGTAGTACGCGGTATGATTTTTATTTTCCTGCTTTTGCTCATTTGGGTGAGCAAGCTATTCTTAATCGGGAGATTTATTGTGATGGTTCCGCCAATGATGCCAATGTTTTTGGTTACCAGGAGCGCTGGGCAGAGTATAGATTTAACCCGTCCCAAATTTCAGGTCTCTTTAAATCGACGTCGGCAGGTACTATTGATGCTTGGCATTTAGCCCAGAAGTTTACTGCGCTTCCTACTCTTAATGCGTCGTTTATACAAGATTCTCCTCCTGTATCTCGTGTTGTGGCTGTTGGGGCTGCTGCTAACGGTCAGCAGTTTTTGCTCGATACATTCTTTGATATTAAAGCGGCAAGACCTATGCCGTTGTATTCTGTTCCTGGTTTAATTGACCATTTTTAAGATGAATTGGTTTTCGACCATTGCTGCACTACTAGGTTTATTTCTAGTAGTGCATTTATTTATTCGTTATTTTGGAGGTAGTTGATGTCTAATCAAATGGCGATTGTGTCGGATTTAATTGGTCTGTATGGTGCAGAGCGAGCGAATTCTGCTAATCGTGCTATGGCACGGGAGCAGATGACGTTTCAAAAGCGAATGTCTGACACGTCTTATCAGCGCGCTGTCGCTGATTTGAATGCGGCTGGTTTAAATCCTATGTTGGCTTATGGTCAGGGCGGCGCTAGTACTCCGCCTGGATCCAGCGCGCAAATGCAAAATTCTACTGCTGCCGGTGCCGAGAATGCTACTCGGTATATGGAGCGTGAGCTTATGAAGGAAAAGATTAATACTGAAAAGGCTGTGCAGGAATCTACTAAGGCTCAGGCGTATAAGACTACGCAAGAGGGTCATGGTGTCCAATGGGACAATAAGGTTAACTTTGGTGGAGGTGATCCTGGGACTGAATTTCAGGTCGATGAGCTTATCGGACCTAAGTCAAGGTCAGCTTTAAAGGCTACGTTGGAAAATTTGCGGTTGCAGCCTGGTTTGACTACAGAGACTACGGCTTTAAATAAGGCTAGGGTGTTTGAGTCTTGGAAATATGTTGATAAGCTTCGCCAAGATATTGAAACAGGTAAAGCGACTGAGGCTAATGTTCGTGAAACGACGAAACATGTTAAAGAGCTAATTAATGTTTCGAAGTTGGATCAGTCGCAGAAAAAAGCTTATGCTGACGCT